ATGCGGTATTTGCGTTCTAAAGTATATTCAGTACGCCCACCATTGGGCTTACTCTTCTGTGGTGTGCGCTTACTAGGTGTAAGGTATTTCGTTGGGTCGTCTATTGAACGAATGGCTTTTTTTGCCATTCCATTGCCTCGTGTTGCGCTTCCTAATACAAATTTGGTTGCATTCTTTGCACCAGACATGATAGCCCTGTCAACAACCTTTTTACCAGAATCAATTCTTTTTGCCACACCTGCGGCTCCTTTAAGAACCGTACCAATTTGCTTTGAATTAAATGGATTTCCAGTTAAAATTTTTTCAGCAGTGGACTTTGGGGGTGCTGTGTATGTTGGTGCAGGCTTTTTACGGGGACCCGCACGGTTAGGTATTTTAGGTTGTGGGCGTGGTGCGGGGTCGTCAGGGTACCGTGGTGGTTTTTTGCGCCCCATCTTTTGGTTTAGTCGTCCGAATTCAATAGTATTCTTAGCCATTATTTTATCTCTTTTCCATCATGCCAGCCAATATGGCTGTCAATTTTAGTTCCAACTTCATCAACTTTATACAAAACCCGATTAAGAAGTTCACGCCCCTCAGCATGTTGACTTGTATTTTCGCTACGCAACTTCTGCATAACAACCATTATGGGTCCACCAATAATGGCAACAATAATGGGTACAAGCCACGCTTCCACTTAAATCCAACGACTTCCGATAGGTTCAGCCTTAATACCATTAGCCGCAGCATCAGATACAGTTTTACGCTGCAACTCACCAATAGTAGGACCAGTAAAAGTTTCTTTACCGTAAGTAAAAGCAAGTTTAATACCTTTAATATGGCATTTGAAACACACTTCACCCCTTTTTTGTACCACCTGATAGGCGTTGTCTCCGCATTCAAGACAAATAAAGTGTTTAAGTTCCATAATAATACACTTCTTGTTCCCTAAAGAGGGCTTTTAAGGCTGGCACGAATATTATGCGCCCCAATAGGCATTTTACCTTCACCTTTTTCACTATACATGTGCTGTTCCCACCATAAAAGACTATTTTTAGGTACAGAAACATTGCCCCTGTATTCAGGAAGCCAAACATACTTTAACATTTGATTAGCAATAGCCAAAGACATAGTTCTGTCGTCATGAGGAGAACCAGTAGTCCTACCGTTGTCCTTGCGCACATAGGTACGCAACTCCCCAATAGTTTTATAACAGTAAATAGTCAAATCCTCTGTACGGATAGACGCAGACAACTCATCAATAGACAACGGTTTAGTAACCGTTGTTGTTTTCCAACCCATGGTTTCAGTAGCCTGAGGGTTGCGTTGCGTAACTTTTCTCTGGCGATACAAGTTACGGTACCCAACCCGTTGTGCTGCTTTAATTGTGGTTAATCCGTGGTTGTTTGACTCAATTGCAAGTACGGCTTGGTTGTACCACCATGCCAAATCTGCCAGTATTTCCCCGAAAATATCTGGCTCAACATGTCCATGCCAGTGAGCAATAACTTCACCAGTAGTAGCGTCAATGACATGAGCAGAACTATAGTCACCATAACTAAGCCCCTCAGCCACATCAGCCCCAATGCAGTACACACTATCAGGCAAAGGAAAACTCCAAATAGACAACGGACCATCAGGTTCGTCAATGAACTCAAATTTTTGGTCTGCGTACGCCCTGAGTCGTCCTTCCGTAGGTTCAATAACACCAAAAGAGTCAAGTAGGTCAATATCAAAGACAGGATTACCCGACTTAACAAAAGCCTCTTCAGGGCTACGGGGGTATTCTTGATGTAACTGCCAAGCCTGCATGTTGCGTGTTTTAACTTCATACCAATCCTCATCACGGTCACCTGCACTCCATGGAAAAAATATACCTTCAAATTGGTTTGTTCCCGTTTGGGAACCAACCCACATTTGGTGAAAGAAGTTACCAGACCCGTTGGCGGTGGACAAACCAATTACACGACCACCGACATCGGCAATGGGTTCAATAGAAGCCCATGCTTCTTCAGGGTTAGGTAGGAAAGCCCACTCATCCACAATAACTAGATACACTGATTCACCACGGGCAGGGTCGGAACCGCTAGGTAAAGATTCAATAGCAGACTCGTTAGCAAACATCATTTTCTGTTGATGGTCGCTAGTTTGTTTAGGTCCTCGTTCTTTCATCCATTGTGGAAGAAAACGAAAACCATATTTAGATTTAGCAAGCAATTTAACAGACTCTCGTTCTGTTCTAGATAACATAACTACAAAACGGTCTGGTGCAAAAAACACTAGCCAGAAAGCGTAGGCGGCAGCCAGAGTGGAGAAACCAATCTGGCGTGCCTTTAGCACAATGCTGTATCGTTCTGACATCCATGTTTCCATGGTTTCAATCTGTGCGTCACGCATTGTGAACTTTATGCGTCCTTTTTCTGGGTGTTTAATGTACCAGTAGTTTTCACAGAAATATATGAATGCTTCTAGTTGTTGTTCAATGGTTGCGTTTTCTGGTCCACGACACAAACGCCACTCTCGTTCTCTGATTAGTTCTTGTAAGTCCATAATTTTTTATTTGTTTTGCAGGGACAAAGCCAAGTCTTTCTTTTGTTTTAATATACTCCATCTAAAGCCAAATGCTTGTTTTCCGTTGACATAATTATCAGGAATTAAATCTAAACAATCCTTATAATTGTCTAAAGAAAAATTGCCTTCAATGCGCATATTTGCAATATTTTCAGCAAACTCGTTTTCGGCGGATTCAATATCTATTTGAATTTCATTTCCAATACTGTCGTATTGTTCATATTGTGGATAACAAGAAAGCAAACCAGAAAGAGACATATACGCCATTTTTGTTTTAACAAAATTCAACAAATATTCATTAGGTTCAACAATGTCATTAGGTCTTTTACGGGCATCAGTATTGCCTTTTAAATACTCGGCAACTTGCATGTCTGGTTGATTAAGTACAAGAACTTCAGATATTCCTAACTTTTGTGTAAACTCAAATGCTTTCAATGCTATTGGTTCAGTATTGTTAAATGGTTCTTGTGATGTTTGTGACCATTCAATAATTAGTTTTAATACTTCGGTTAAACTATATGCGGCAAAAGGAGTAATTGAGTTATTCATTAACTCTGTTTTGTTGTTTTTGTTTTCTCGTTCAATGTAAACAAGATGAGCCACACCGTTAATAGATAGTATTGGTTCATAAACAGTTACAGCATCGGCTGTATCTGGTACAACAATTGTTGAGTCGCCAAGTGGGTCTGCAAATAGTTCAACCCCGTACAATCCAGCGTCACATCTCCACTGTTCATCAAATGATTCAACAATTGCAGAGTTCATAAATATAAATCCACCAGCATCAATTCCAGTCTGACCATATTTATAATATTTTGATATTCGTTCAAAAGGAGTTACACTAACATATTCTTCTTTGTCCCCGCATACAGCAACAAGGCTGTGTGTTGTTTGAATACCCCAATACTCGTGAAACGCTATAAGAAGTTTTCCATCAGGCATACGATGTAAATCGTATGAAGTAAATTCTTCATCTCCTGCAGGTGTTCTACGAAACAACTTTACAGATTCGTCCGTAATGTTGTCAAGCATGTAAAACAATTTGCGTTGTTTTAAATTATTTGTGTTGTAAAATTTTGTTTCCATAATTTCCCCTATGGTCCATAATACTGAAAGACAACTCTACCAGTAGCACCAGATTGAGCAGGAGTAACACTGCCATCGTTTGTACCACCGTTACCACCAGCACCAACATTGTTGGGTGTACCGTGGGCACCAGCAGTATTTGTGTCGTTACCGCCACCACCGCCACCTGAGTTACCAAAGATACTGTTGCCGTTGGCACCAACACCGTAAGCACCATTGCTTCCGTTTCCACCGTTGCCTTCATTACCTGCACCACCGCCGCAATAATAAACATAAGCCTTACCGCTGGTATCTGCATAAACAGTGCCACCAGTGTAGGCAGGGTTATCTCCAGTACCGACATTTCCACCACTTCCCTGATAAACACCTCCGCCTCCACCGCCTGCGGTAAGAGTGGTTAAGTTTGTGCCAGACAAGGTACTGCTTGTACCTGAACCTCCGTGGGGGCTGCCAGAGTAGCCACCGCCACCGCCGCCACCAACAGTCCATTGTAAATAACCACTAGAACCAGTGAAAGCGTAATTGGTTCTAGAAAGCAAACCACCAGCACCGCCGCCTCCACCTTGAAAACCGCCTCCACCACCGCCACCGATTAATACAACAATAGGTAGAGCAGCAGGGTTTACACCAGTAACCGTTGGAACAGTAAAAGGTGAATTAGTTGTTGTAGAATCTTTTTGTCTTAAAGTCCAAAGGTTAAACGAGGTAACACTAGAAGTGGCAATGCCAATACTGTTTGTTACTACACACCTAACATAATATGTGACTGCAGCCGCATCAACCACTGTTGCTTTTGTTAACCCAGTTACCGTATAAGAAACAGCAGCAGATTGACCAGTAACAGGAGTAGCAGTTACCTCCGTGTAAGAATTAAAGTTATTTGTAGTGTTGTACTGAAACTTGACTGTTGTATTTTGGTAGTTGGCACTGACCGTTGCATTAAATACTGCACGACTTTCCGTGATGCCAGTTGTTGTACCAATAGTTACCGTTGGCAGTTCAGTAGTGCTTGCAGCAACTATACCTCGGTGACGAGCCATTATGCACTCAAATCGCCCATAAGGACATAACTGTTAGTACCTATACAAAACAATGTAGCAGAAGAATATTGGGCACGAAGTTTCAATGCTGGTGTGCCAACAACAGTTGCGCCGCCAGCGACAACAGTAATTTGACCAGTACCCGTAGCCAACAAATCAATGCTTTGTCCTGCGGTAAACCCAAGAGATGTACCAACAGTTACAGTACCAGCCGTTGCGCCATTAGTTACTAAAAGCATTTTACCTAAATCACCAGAAACTAACGGATAGTTGTTAGATGTGAATGTTGGAGTACTTACGGTTTGTGTCGTTGCCCAACCACCATCAACACCATTAGTACCATTGGTACCATTGGTACCATTAGTACCATTAGTACCAGCAGGACCAGTGGGACCTATAGGTCCAGTTAAGCCAGTTGCGCCCGTAGCGCCTACAGCGCCAGTAGCACCAGTCAATCCCGTTGGACCTGTTGGACCTGTTGGTCCAGCAACAGTTGAAGCGGCACCAGTAGCGCCCGTAGCACCTGTTGGTCCCGCATCTCCCTGAATACCTTGGATTCCTTGAATTCCTTGCGCACCAGTGGCACCTGTTGCACCAGTGGCACCTGTAAGCCCCGTAGCGCCTGTTAAACCAGTAGGTCCCTGAATACCCTGAGGACCAGTAGGTCCAGTCAAGCCTGTTGGTCCTGTAGGACCTGTAGGACCTGTTAAACCAGTAGCACCAGTCAAGCCTGTAGCACCAGTAGGACCTACGGGACCTTGAATGCCTTGACTTCCAGTAGTCCCTGTGCTTCCAGTAGGTCCCGTAGGACCAGTGGGTCCAGCAGGTCCCGTTAAACCAATAGGACCAGTGTTGCCAGTAGGACCAACACTTGCAGCCGAAACAACACTGATGGTACCCGAAGTAACAACACCTTGTGTGGCGTTTGCTAGTTGTACGACAATGTCTGTAGTAGTTGTTACACCAGCCATGATTACCTAGTTACATCATGGAGGATGGTGCATTTACCAGCCAAAAGGGTATTAACAACACCACCAGTTGTGCGCTGCAAATCCCAAAACGAAGGACCAGCATTTAAAGCCTGCGAAGAAGCAGAACTAAGAGTCATACTGAGAGTGCCAGCAACCGCATCGGTTACAGTACAAGTGAAAGATGCCGCAATGGCGGCATCATCATATTCATACCTGATTTGAGCCAAAAAGGTACTACCAGTTAAATTTATAGGGGCGGAGACAGAATCAAGCAATGTAATGTTAAAAACTTCAGTATCCCCACGAGTAATTGTGATGTTTTGTTTTGCAGGTACCATACTTATGCGTAATCTGTTCTAATCAGAGTCCCGCATACGCCTAACACGAAGAGGTTCCTCAGTGAACCAGCATTCAGGGCATTCTCGCAAATCATCAGGAAATTCACTCCCACAATCAGGACACTCAATCTGGTTTGACACTGGACTGTAATCTAGAATTTTGTTCGCTGGTAGCGACACTGGAAATAAGTTCCTCTAGGTCTTTATCTGAAATTTCAGCCAAAGGAGTAGAATGAGTAATATTGACCTGTTGAGGAGCAAGACGGTTTGTAGCCTGAAGGTACAATTGGGCTGCTTTGTTATCTCCACCGAGCGCACGCTGGTAGATGGTGTCCATTAGTTTTTGGGTGCGTTCTGGGCTTCCCTGTAGGTCCTCTACACGCTTTGCCCATTCTTCTTTGAAGTAGGGTTTCTTTTGCCAGCGTCTGAGTGTGGTTGTGTCCACGCCTTCTAGTTTCGCATAGGCTTCTTGGGTTGCTGGTTCCCGTAGTGACGATGGAATTAGTAACCAGTTTAGGTATTTTTCTTGGCGTTCATCTAGGTGGCTTGATTCCATACTATTGATTGTTTTGTTCTAATAGGTAACCACAGAGAGTGGTGGTTAACCACTCACAGTGAAAGGGAACAGCGGGGGGGATTATAGGGGGGGTAAAGCATTTCAGGTGCTGCGTCCGTGAGGTAAGCGGCACCGATATGGTTACTTAAGGACAATACTATTGTAAACCAACAATTGGTTGGTTTACCCATAAGGCGTGGACAACACAAATGAACCAATACGAGATAGAAAAGATTCCCTCATGGACAGAAGTAAAAGTACGGTGGCGAGATGCATACAGCCCAGCCGCAGGATGGCATGATGTTGAAGAATACGAATCACGAGACAGCACGGCAACGACATATGGTAGGATATGGGCTGGATGTCAGGAGCATTATATCACTATTGTTGGTACTATCTTTGAGTCTGAACTACCTAATCCCGAAACCGTTAGCGACATTAACCACATACCTATTGGTTGGATTTTGGATATTGAAATCCTACCAAATTCACAAGCGCACAAGGAATAAATAATGGCAAGCATCAAACGAGGTTCAGAAACCTTCAGCGGATACAACAAACCCAAAGCCACCCCTAACCACCCAACCAAATCACACGCTGTACTAGCCAAAGATGGCACCACAACCAAACTCATCAGGTTCGGACAAAAAGGCGTGTCAGGTTCACCTGACGGTTCAGCCCGCAACAACTCCTTCAAAGCACGCCACGCAGCGAACATTGCCAAAGGCAAAATGTCTGCTGCGTACTGGGCAAACAAAGTTAAATGGTAAACCCATAAGGCGAGGACAAACCTTCTCCTCTAGCATAACTGGCAGTGCAACGGACTGTTAATCCGTCAAGTCTTGGTTCAAGCCCAAGGGGGAGAGCCACACCTAGGGGTATCCGAATCGGACCCCGAAACCAAAATCGTAACGCATCGGCTCTGGATTGGGTAGTACTTAGAGACTTGCACCCCCGCACCCCCCCATGCCCCCCCGTACGAGGAGGAGATTGCAGTGGTTGCAACGATTATGGGGTGATTATGGCTCATAATGCGCAGAAAAATAGCGATTATGTCGGGCAATCTACCCGTGGGTAACCGAGTGACGAGGCAGGGTTCATGTATGCGCATTATGCGTCATGCGAAACGGCGTGTGTCATTATGCGTGTCAGTTTCGCATGCGTGGGCGGAGTCTCCGACGGCGTGGGCGTGCGTAGGCAGGCGCACTCTTCGCCTGTTTTACGGAGTAAAATTGCGCAGGAAGAGAGGTTGCTTTTTTGGTCGGAGGGTGATTACAGTGGTTTAGGTCAAGTGGCAATCCAGCCAGTTTTTCAGCGTATTGCTCCTAGTGTCGGGATGACCTAGTGAGTTGGCGTAGTGTCATAGCGATTCAGGTGGTTCCTGATGAGGTGTACACTTACATAATGAAAATGTGGCTACAACTCTGCCCTAATTTGGTGGGCTAGTTGTGGTACATTCTCAAGATGTAATCTTGCGAAGGTATTAAATTGCAGAGTCGCCTAGTGTTCCACTAGGATGAAGGCTCCTGATTACCGTCCTCACTGGTTGTGCTTGGACAAGACTTGTCTTGTCCTTGTTTCAGGGTTCAATTCCCGTTGAGGTTCCACCGTCCTTTAGGACGGCTCACATAATAATTACTGGAGGTAATTATGTCCCTTAATCAAACCCAAGTCGTTCTCTTAGAGAACCTCGCTACAAGTCATGCCAAGGAACTTGGCTTGACAAAATTCACTGTTGTGATTCCTGTGGAATCACTGGATTATGGCTTTGAGTTTCACCCTGATTACCATGAAATGGTAAACACTGTGGAAATTCATACAACCGAAGGTTGTTCTGTTCTTGTTGTCAATGACAATTACGAAGTAATTGACAATGACTGGGATGGCTTTCTTTACGACTAGGACTTGTCCTAGCCTTATTAATTCAACACACTAGAAAATTTACTGGAGGTAAATTGTGGAAACAACATCAACCGTCTGTAAGCATTGCGATGCTTCGGATTCTTTCAATTTTGGTCAATGCATTAGTTGCGGAGAACAAGAATCGGTAGTTTTAACTACCGAACACAAAAAATTCTATCCGTTGACTGTGAAACAGTCAATTATTGGCGTAGAACTTGTTGCCGAATTTATTGACTATGTCAATAGTTTTGACGATGAAACTTATGTCGCTGACGAATTCAAAGAATCAGACTATGACGATGACGATGAAATCGTCACTGAAACAGTCACTTATCGTTCCGACATAGTCGGTTATCTTGGTGATTTACTCATTGAAAATGAGGAAATTGCTACTTGGAATCCTCACGAAACTTTAGAGTTTCGGTATCGTAACCCTTTAAACAACCGATAATAACTGGAGGTTATTATGTCAATGTCCCGCAAAAATTTTGAGGCTATTGCCTCAGCAATTCACGAAGCCAGTGAATGTGACAACACGGAGGAATTGCTTACCGTGTTGTTCCTTGAACTGTCACGCCATTTTCGTTCAGAAAATCCACTTTTTGACGAAACTCGTTTCGCTAAGGCTTGTGGCTTTTAGCCACAACTTGGACAACAAAACTCAAGATACCACACTACATTGTGGGGGGAACGAAGTGACCCCCACAAGTAGTTGTGGTGACCATAACCTAGCCCAATTTCATAATTACTGGAGGTAATTACAATGGCAAATCCATCACCAACAATCCTCAGTGTAGATAAATCTACACAGAGAGTTACTTATTGTGACCATCGGGGAGTTACGAAAACCGATAGGTTTTCTTTCATGCCGAAGAATGGCAGAACCGCTACTTTATCCTTCATAGGATACAAATTCACTGGTCGTCCTCCTATGCATTTCACCGATGGTGAAATTGCTGAGGCTTGGACAACTGCTTTAGCAAACTACAATCCACCAACTAGAGAATCGGAGATTCCAATGCCAACAACACCAAAACCAATTCCAAACACCACTTCTAGTGGTGGTATGGATGATTTCATGAAGCAACTCATTGCTCAAGTCTTGGGGGACTTTGTCCCTGAGGTTGATGCAACTAAAGTTGCTGAAATCGTGAATAGTTCCATTAAGGAACCGCTTGAGATTATGGCTAAAGCCACTGCCGAAGTTGCCGATTTACGGTCAGCAATTGACCGTCTCCGTCCGAAAGTTACTCATGTTACCCTTGGTAACAATGAGAGGAACGAATTAGAGGGTGTTCAGCATAATATGTTTGCTAAGGTACTTAGCACTATTAGCAACGGTAACCACCTCTACCTTGTAGGTCCTGCTGGAACTGGTAAGTCAACAATTGCAGAAAATGCTAGTCAAGCCTTAGGGCTTGGTTTCAGTAGCAAGTCTTGCTCCTCACAATCCACTGAGGCTAGCCTTTTAGGCTACATGTCAGCCACTGGTGATTATGTCGGAACTTCATTCCGAACAGCATATGAAACTGGTCAAGTATTTCTACTTGACGAGGTTGATAACGGCAACCCGAACATTCTCACTGTTCTTAACAGTGCTTTGTCTAACTCTTTTATGGCTTTCCCTGATGGTATGGTGACTCGTCACAAGAACTTTGTTCTTGTTGCTACTGCCAATACCTTCGGTAATGGTGCTACTGCTGAATATGTTGGTCGTAATGCTTTGGATAAAGCATTCCTTGACCGTTTCGTTAGCCTGAACATTGACTACGATGCCGACATTGAGCAAGCAATGCTTGATTCTGTCAAGGGACTTGACGGAAATATCGGAACTCACTGGCTACAAGTAGTCAGAAAAGCCCGTGCCAATGTCTCAAACTATGGTTTGAAAGTTGTGGTTTCGCCACGAGCCACACTTGCTGGTGCTAAGTTGCTTCGGGACAAGGATGTTTGGACTATGGCAGAAGTTATGGAATCTACGATTCTTAGCGGTGTCAAGGATGACCAAAAAGCAAAAATCATGGAGGGCATAACCCTCAAGTAGAGGGTTATGGTTTCCATAACAATTCATACAACAATTTACTGGAGGTAAATTATGAAAAAAACATACAAACAGGGCACAGTTGACTTCACGGAGTTTGACTCACTAGGCGATTATGTTCGCTATGCCAAAGATAATCCGACACCTAAGGATTCCAACCAACCAAAATCGGGTAGTTTTAACTACACCGAGAACCTTAATGAGGCTTGTAACCTTGCCATTCATGGTTGGGATGAGATTCGTGCTGAGGTTGACGCTCAACTAGATGAACTAGTTGAACATATCAACGATGCGTTCGGTGAATTTTATGTCTCCGAACATTCCACTAGTGGTGCTTTCGTTGACATGGGACGCTTCGTTACTGGTGAACCTGAATGCATGGTGTCGTTCGTTTCCGAACCACAAGCCCGTATGGGTCGTGTTGTCAAAATCGTTGTCAATGGTGTTGTTAGTGGTCATGTCCCTGCCGACATAATCAAAAAGCGTGGCATAGCCATTCTTGCTTTGGTTGACACTATCCATAAACTCGGTGTAGGCATTGAGTTATGGTGGGAAGAGTCAATGACTGGTACTGGTACTGGTAGCAAGAAAGAGTTCTCTACGCTTGTCAAGTTGCATTCATCGGAGGAGCCAATGGACATTAACTCGTTAATGTTCTCACTTGCTCATCCTGATATGCTTCGTAGATTGCAATTCTCAGTTCAGGAACAACATAAAGACTGGAAAGCACAAGGTGCTTATGCTGGTGGTGGTTATGGTCATGTTCATGACCTGTACTCTCCGCTTCATTGCGATTATGATGTTGTGGTTGAGAAACTACAAAATGGCAACCAAGATTTGGTTGCGGATACCCTACAATGGGTATTGTCAACAGTACAGGGCTTAGGTCTTGTGGAAGTGAGTGCATAATGATGCAATTAACACCAACATACATGGCATACAATGCCGAACTAGTAGGGTGGGCTTTCAGCCCCAGTTACATAACTGATGCTGATGTCGTTTACGACATTTCGCATTGGACTTGGGACAATGTGCAAACCTTTATGGTTTCCATACCTGACTCTTCCAAGATTGACTTTTTGGTGGAGACTGGCGTGGACATTGCCAAAAACCCAATAGAATCAGGCGATTATGAAGAATCGTGACCTATCGGTGTCCTTGTCTCTAGAGGTGCTACTCACTGCTTTAGTGTGGTGTGTAGCCCTAGAGTTCACTGAACATGACTCGTGGAACAACCCGTTACATACCGCCATATCACTAGTTGTACTGGTGCCGATGGTGTATGCTTGGTTAACACTCGGTAAGTGGTGTCTTGAAGATTTCAGGAAATCACCTACAATTAAAAATCTACGCAACCAATATTGGTTGTGGCTAAGAAAACCATAAAGAAAGAAAAATAAAAATGAGAACAACTAAAGTTGTATTGGAATGTCCACGATGTGGAGGAGCGATGATTCCTCCACGAACCGCATTATCTAGATTAGATAATTACACTGAGATATGCCCCGATTGTGGCGGTGAGGAAGCATGGGAACAGTTTGCACTTGGTAAAGTGTTGTACTGGAAAGATGACTCTCCGAAGAATACAGAGTATGAAGTCACATTCACAGTTAATGTTACTTACACTCATAAAGTGTTGCTGGATTCTTCCTACGACGACAACGACGATGTGCATTCCATAATCACAGACATTATTCACGAAGCAATCATGAATGATGAAGATTTCCTTGACAACTGCACAGTTGTTGACGAAGAATTTGTTATCCCACAAGATATTGTGGTAGTGTCTAAATAAACATTCGTTGCCTTGATGCTACAAGTTCAGCAAGGCTACCTATCATGTCGTGGGCTAAGAAAAAAAATTAGCCTACGGCATGATGACCAGAACCCAACTACTAATAACTGGAGGTTATTATGTCAATTAAAATAGGATTGTTCCTACCAAGCGGTGCTTGTGTGGAACCTGAACCCGTGTTCTTTGAAGGGCACAAATCATTACAGGAACATATCGGTGGGCACTTTGATGTTGTCCGTTGTGACATGGGGCAACCCGACCATATTGCAATCACTGGTTATGTCCATGATGAAGGATTGTTGCTGGATTTGCCAATGAACTACTTGGCAACAGCGTTGTTCAAGCAACATATTGTTGGTGATGTCGTTGTCACTTGGGGCTTGTCTCCAAATGGTCATTATGACGGTGACGATTATGATTTCCCTGAGGAAATCATGCAGTACCTACAAACCGAACTACTCAGGGCAACAGCGGAAGCGTACAACCAATCCACAAACATCACTCTTGCTATGGCAGTTGCCACATCGCAAGACTTCATTAGTGCTGAGGAGGTTTATGAAATCGCTACCGACCTTTACAACAGCCGTGACAATGGTGATGAGGAGTTGGAGAAAAAAACAATGGACCGTATGAACGAAGTTCTAAAGTTTGTTGTTGAGTTTGAAGAAAAAAATCCTGAAAAGTTCAGAGAACTTGTCATAGATATTGACCGCCAACTTGGGAGGGATTAACATGGAAGAAAGCATGAATGTGGGGTCCGTAAGGACCCCCATTAAATCTAAAAAGAAAATAATTAAAGCCGTTAAGGCTTTGAACAAGCGTTACAGCAAAGGCATTTATGAATGCCCCAAATGTAAGAACCGCATTCAGGTGTTTGTCATTATGACTGCACCACCTGCATGCATCAACCACAGAAACAAGGAATGGCAGATTATGTCTAAGGTAAAATCATGAATACGATAGAGTTAGGTTGTGGCGTTGCCACACATGATGAGGTGTGTTTGTGTGATGTTATTATCAGACAACCCTTGCCTCCGCTTGAGGATTGTTTCAGGCACGGCGTAGCCAGTTTATTTATGGGTCCTGAACTGTGTGAGTTGCGTGGCTATGGGATTCCGTGGACAAACGAAACATTGCTTGACTTTTTTGTTGACCTAGAGAAATTTTATGATGCGTTCCATGAAGGAAGTTTAATAGGTAAAAAAATTCAAACACTGGCGGATGTTGTTCCGTTGGAATTTACTGATGAACCATTATGGAAACGATGGGCGGTCATACGAGAAACCGTGCGTTACTGTCTAAATGTGTTTGATGTGCCATTGACGGAGATTATACATTACTTGGGTGTCAACGCTGCGGAACTTATGGATGCATTGACGATGAGTAAGAACGATAAAAATTGGGACAAACCTCGCCTAAATAAGTTGGAGTTGGCTTTAATGGCTGAAACTGTTAACTATGCTCAGGTTGCTCGTGATTTGTCTTTAACTAAAGATTCCGTTTATGCTTTAAGTGAACTGTACGAAACAAGGCGTACAAGACTTGTGGGTGTTGATGAAACGAACCCAGCCCGTGCTTATTTGCACGAACTGTGTCGTACTACAACGATGATGAATAAAGAAATAGTTGCGTTAGTTAACGCTAAATATCCTACTGCTAAGTATTCTTCGGGTGCGGTATCTAAATATCGTTCTAGAATTAGAAAACAGTTCTCATAGTGCGTGGACAGAACAGTAACTTGTCCATGTATTATATGCTAATAGAAAGAAGGTGCGTATGCGCTTTGATAACAACCTGAAAAGGGTTTATGTACGCCAGTCATGGCTGAATGATTTGATTATATGTCCTGAAAGGGCAAGGTTAAAACTTGTTAAACCAGAGTTATCTGGACCGTCAGACGCAACCATTATGGGTACTGCGTTGCATTACGGAATTGAGCAGGTGCTTTCGGGTGCCGAATGCAATGCGTTAGCAACAATCGCCCTTGAACATTGGGAAGAACTAAAGGCACAGCCCCATAAAGTCACAAACCTTGACCCTGATAAATCTGTCGCACAGATTCAAGGCATGGCTCAAGCCTTTGTGGAAGGTATTTTGCCGACAGTGCAACTCGGAGGCGACATTGAGTACGCTTTCAAGTACCCGATGGGCTTAACCGTTGACGATTGGGAAGTGTGGTGCGAAGGCACCATGGATTACCTGCAACCTGACGGCACAATTTGGGATTGGAAAACAGCATCCCGAACTTATTATGCCAAAGAGAAACAATCTCAATCCATTCAGGCAACAGTTTACTGTAGTGCGATGGTTTATGAAGGCAAAACAGCGTACCCTGCGGATTTCCGTTATGGGGTTATGGTTCGCCAAGAAAAACCTAAACCACAAATCGTCTATATGGAACGCACAGCAGAACATGAGGCGTGGCTTAAACACATGGTACGCCCCGCCATTCTTCAAGCAACCCGCATCGGTGTGCAAAACGAAAACTGGATTATGAACGACACTAGCGCATTATGCTCGGACAAATGGTGTCCGTACTGGTCAATGTGCAAAGGTGCGCTCATATCGGAACGAGGACTGTCCTTGCCTTTCCAATCTCCAGCAATGGTCGTATATGATGGAAGTTGACATGTCGGAAACTTCCTCTGATACACTTATCCCCACAACAACCCAACATAGGAGGGTACCAATGGTCAGTAAAGACCAATCCATCATCATGCAGGTAGCGGCTAAAATCGCTTCCGAATTGACACCGAAAACAAATGATATTAACGCCAATATCGTGTCCTTTACAGAGGCATACGAAATGGTTTGCGACATCATTCTTACCAGTCAAGGCTTTGCGAATGCACCAGCGTCAGCCGAGACACCAATCCAAAATGAAGAGGAACTCTTTAATCAAGCGTTTCCAACAGCACAGCCAACACCCATGAACACACCAGCATCGCCTCCAGCGAATACTGGTGGGTTTCAGGTTCGCATTAAAGGAAAGCAACACGGTCCCATCCCCACATGGCTCCATGATGCTTGTGCCGTTAAAGGCGTAACCGAAGTATGGGACAACCGTGACGGACTAACCGCAAACGCTAAGCGTCCATGGTTTAAGTCAACCTCAGGCAACGATGCCTTTTGGGAACCACGAGGAAAGTAAACAGTTACAAATATGGCTCCCGATTTTACGGAGCGTTGGAACGCACTTGGGCGTGGGGAGTCAATCCCCACGCCTGATGTGTCTAATGCCTCAAAACTAAAACAACATTATGAACCACTAGCAAAGGCAGCCGATGACTTCGTACACTGGGCGCAAAACCCAAACGAACGAGTGTATCTAGGGTTCTCCGATATAGATAACGAGATGCGAGGCATCGCCCCATCCGAGTTGTGCATTATAAATGGCTACAGCCATTCAGGTAAAACCATGTTACTCATGCAGATTCTGCTTGCTAACAGGGATTTACCCGTTGTGTACTTCTGTCCTGACGAGCCACGCACATTAACGCTTATTAAGTTGACTTGCATTATGCATGGCATAAATGCACATGAACTTGAAACCCGTGTGTCAAACAACGACCCTGAAGCGATTCGTTTACTCAGGGAAACAGCAAATGATTCCTTTCCACGGCTTGCCGTGTTTGACCAAATGATGAGTCTTAATGAGATGGAACAATCATTGGGTGAGATTCGTGACATGTGGGGACAGCCAGCGTTGCTTGTCTTTGACTATCTTGATTTACTTCAAGGCGGTGGCGAAGATGTCCCATCCAAAGCGAACACAATCAAGGCGTTCGGTAAACGCCATAATATTCCTATGCTTGTGTTGCACCAGTCATCACGCACCTCAGGTGCTGATGGCAAGAAGCAAACCATATCATCGGGTGCTTATGGTGGTGAACAGCAGGCGACGCACATTATAGGTGTGCGCCGTAAAAAGTTTGAGATTGAGGGACAAATCCGTGACATTGAAGAACGCTTGGACAAAACACAGCAGACGGAACGCTTGTTGGAACGCCTTGACTCGTTGCGTTATGACCTGCGAATACATCAGAACACGGTTACGATTAACCTTGTTAAATGTAAACGCCCAGCCAGCAAGTTGCTTGACGATATAGACTTTGAAATTGAAGAGGGCACAGGCAGGCTTAGTCGCTTGCCGACTGGTCATGTGGGTTCAATGACTGTTATCCAACAGCCTGAACCTGAACAGTTAAAAATGCTAGAAGATGATTGGATGTGAAATGAAAAACATAGAAGAACAACTAGACCGATACATAAAGTTGTTCCGAGGCAGAGGTGATGTTTATGGTTCCGAAACAGGGGGATGCATAAAGCAACCTTTAACCCGTGCAGTGTTTAAAGAACACCTAGAAGGTGTAAACCCGATAGGTGTGTACCCGATGGTTCCATTAAAGGACAGTTGGTACACAGTGTGGGGTTGCTCGGACATTGACATAGAGGACATGGCTGGAGCCTTTAACTTGGCTGATGCGTTAGAAGCAGGCGGTGTCCACGCATTCGTAGAGAAGTCACGAAGCAAGGGCTACCATGTGTGGGTCTTTGCTAGTGAGCCAGTGCTTGCTAGCGACATGAGGCGTATGATGTTGGCTGCCCATCAGGTAGCCGACTACCCAGCCCGTGAGGTAAACCCCAAGCAGGAAACACTTACCAGCACAATGCAGTACGGCAATTATGTTCGTCTGCCATACCCGAACTACACAGACATGACATTGCCAAACCGCAGGGTCATAAACAAAGACGGCACAGCAATATCCATGGACGAGTTCCTAGATGCCGTAGAGTCATGTTTAAACTCTCCAGAAACAATTACCCGTCTGGCTACATATTGGAAACCACCACAGGTCAGCCTCAACATGGTCACAGACCATGACGAGTCAGACAACCTTAAAGACATTATGAAACGCTGTTCATCATTGGCGTATGTCATTTGGCGTGACGGTCCGTTGCCTAACAATGACAGGTCACGGACATTGGCACGACTAGCCCACGAACTAGTACGGTCAGGACTGCACCCCTCTGAGTGCAAACTGGTCATAATCTCAGCCGATAAACGCTGGGGTAAATACCATTTACGACCCAATATGGAACTAGAGATTGATAAACTTGTCCAACGGGTTTACACAACCTAGAAAGACAATTATGCAGCACACTATTATAATCCAAGGGAAACCCACACCCAAAGGTCGCCCACGGCTAGGACGCAGAGGGCGTGTATTCACGCCTGTCAAGACGCTAGAAGCGGAAGCAAATGTGCGTGGCGCATGGCTCATGTCTGATGGACCCAAGTTTGAAGGTCCCGTACAAATCAGGGTTGTGTTTTCAGGAACCGAAACAGAAGTAACTGTTTTGGATTATGATGGTGAAGTTTCAAAACTAAGAGGTGACATTGACAACTATATTAAAACTCTCATGGATGGTCTTAATGAGGTTGCTTGGGCGGATGACAAACAGGTCCATTATGTGGAAGCGTGGAAACAATGAGCGACAACACTAAACCACCACCAAAAGGAAAATTTTCTGATTATGATATTCCAGCAAAAAAATTCAACTTCCAAGATGACCTCAAGTTTGGTCACAAGGGCGAAGCGTTGGTTACCTCGTTCCTCAATGCAATGGAGGCTGGTGCTTTTGAAGTTAAAACCGACAGATACCGTAATGGCAAGATGGTCTTGGAGATGGAACATAATCCTAGACTTCGTAAAGACGAAAACGGCAAAGCCGTTTGGGAAAAATCAGGACTAAATGTAACTAAAGCCATGTGGTGGGTTTATGTATTAACCCTAGATGGTGAAGAAGGCGCATTCCACATGATAAGTGTCCCACGATTAAAACGCTATCTGGAAGTAAACCCAGATAAATATAACCATAAAACAATGCAAAACTTTGCTGTACGCAGTGGCAATCCATCACGGGGTTACCTTTTACTACCTGACGAAGTTTTAGATGTAATGACCAACCCCGCATATGATGAAGTACGACCCTCGTAAAAAACTAAACCAGCATTCCAGCGAATGGGAAATCTTAATGATGCCCTTCGCAGAAGAACATCACCTAGAAAAAGACAACTGGGAAATTATAGACATAGTTTCCTCGTGTTTGTCCACGCTAAGTGAAGAGGACCAAAAAGTTCTGTACGCTATCTTTTATGATAGAGTCACATACGAAGAACTTAAAACGGACCTAAACATAAAAGCCAAATCACATGCGTGGCGCAAGACACGCATTGCGATGGAAAGGCTTAAAGAAAAAATACTAGAACACCCAGATATGAAACAGAGATATGAGTAAACAAACCGACATTGAAAAACTAGAAACACTTTTGATGTCACTAACAAAAGAAGCCAAGTCCCTAGGACTACCAAAAGCAAGGATAGACGACATTGATACCGTCAAAAAAGCAATTAAAGCAGTTGTTGCCCAAAGAAGCAAACAACCATGAAAACACTACCCACCCATCTAAAATGGCAAACCAAAATCTTCAGAGAATCATTTGGGAAACCGTTGCGCACGAACTGGCGCATGTTATTTTTCAATTGGAAGAAAACCCTACAAACCTTAAAGTATGGAAAAAGGTCTGGAAAGCCCTCGCCGTTTACGAAAATGCATGTCGCCATGACTGACAAAGGATTTGACCCTGAAGATATAGGTGAACTAGAAGAAATCTTCGCCAGAACCGTCAGAGATTCCAAACAAGGTTATATTGTGGAATTCCACATAACTCGTTTGGCAGCCAACGACATGATTAAAGAATACATTAACGCTTTAATGGGTGACAGAGAAGCAGTCGCTGACTGCATGCGTAACTACGCCTATATTGTCCAAGAAATTATGGACCAAGTTAAGTCGGAATCCGATTAACAAGTGGGGACTTTGTTCCCCACATTGTTTTGGTAGTTTCAATATGCAACCAACCAGCCCATGACTGACCCATGCCGTGTGCGTTGGGCGTGGCTTTATGCCAGCCCTTCCTAGGAGTCCAAATCACACAACCAACATAATCAACAATCATCTGAATGCCGTACTCTTTAGAGTTGTTGACCAGTTCTTTCATAGCCAACTTACTAGCCGCCCGTGTAGGGTAACGCCAGTCAAGCGCAGCACCGAAGTAATGCGTGGACAAAGAACCGCCACCACGAACCTCACGCTTGTTAACAATGCCAACACTGACACCACCATAACGCTTCAATAGATGGTCTTTAAATGCCTCCACATTCGGGCTGGCTTTCCCTCCCAGACGAACCTTGTCTAGTTTTGTTCCTGCTTGCCAGTTATAAAAGTCTGTTTTATTTACGGTCATTCTGTTATGTATCCTTCTCTTGATAGTTGTTTAATTAAATCAGCAATCTTAAATGTTCTTCCAATTGCTTCACCTCGTTGCGCACGCTCGCCAACCTTTTTAACGGGGAGACCTACTTCAGACATCCACGAACCAATAAGGCGTTCATCATATGTTTCTTTACCACCCAAGCGTCCACCGCTAAGGCGTTGCAACTTAGCAAGCAAAGGAATAGCACTTGACAATGTTCCAGAAATTGCTGGGTCTAGTTCAAGTTTTCCTTCCGCATTCGTGCGAGTAAACGGATGGTCCTCGCTACCGCCACCAGTTATCTTCAACACTTCCGCAATCAACCTGTCCAAGCCTTTAGCCTCTTGGTATTTGTCACTATAAGGAATATTAAGAGCCAGATTCTTTCGTGTAATTAGTTCAGGAATTGCTTTAATTTCTGGATACATCATACCAATCAAGCGACTCGGAGAAGCGAACTGCGCAGCAGTTTGACTGATACGAGTTTGAGGCAAATCAGGACTAAGCAACCAGTTTCCAGTAATACCCATGGGGTTTGCTTCCTGCAAATATTTAGGCATCATAATGTCAAGACCAACTGGGTTGCGTTGACGAACATTTTCATACTGTGCATACGCCTTCGGGCGGTATATTTGCTCAGTCATTTGTAGCGGTATGTTGCGTGTAGTCCAAATCCAAAACGGAACAAGTCCCCGTGCTTTTTCATCCAACGCAGACAAATCGCTATAATCAAAATGGTAACGAGTCACACGATAAATAGCCTCATCATAAGACAACCCTCGTTTCATTGTGTCAAGAGCCATCGGGAAACGAGCAGCCCGTTCCACAAAGTCGTTACCCCTGCCAGCAGCCCTAGTGAAAATGTTGTCTGCCATAACATTGTAGATTTTAGAAGCACGACTACCCTTGAGTAGCGGCTGCATGTTTATTTCGCTTGTTACACCACGACCTGTAGCGTCAACAGCACGCAATGCTGTTTCATACATTTCTCGTACTGCTGGTTCTGTAATGCCTAATTCGTCAAGCCATTTTTCAGGTCCGTGTTTAGCCAAGGCACGCATTGCTTCTACGCCTTCTTCAATGTTTTTAACACCAACACCAGCAACATAATTCATAAAAGTAGATGAAATAGCGTTACGAGTTATAAAGCCAAGACTCATAGTTGCGTATGTTTTAAACAACGAATGGTAACGACTAATAACATTTGCAACTCGCCCCTGTTCGGCTCGTTTAGTTAACTTAGCAATACTTGGTCGTGCAATGTCAAAGAAATCTTGTGTAACTTCAACACCTAAACCTTTTCCAAGTCGTTCCCAACCTGCCGTAAGGTTTTCCATCAATGTTCCACCCACAGCACCAGTTAAAGCATCTTCCAATTGTTTGTCAGACAAAGGAATTATGTAGTTGTCCAAGAATGCAAGTTGTGCTTCGTCAGCATGAAGTTGCTTAACAACTTTCTCCCAACTTTTTGCAACAGGTGTGTCACCAAGTTTATCTATAGCGTTAATTCTGTCACGAACAGAATCAGCCCATCGGCGTGATGCGGTGCCAGCAGCACCGTCAGCAGGTTCCATAGCAATCGCCTGACGCAACAAGTTAATTTCTTCTTCCAACGCTGGTCCAGTTTCTTCCGACCATCGTTCCAAAACCCTACGCTGATTAAACAAAGTGGTTAAGCGTTCTTCCTGAACAAGTTTCTTAATACGCAAGCGTTCAATGTCTTTAGCACCAATGTTTCCAAGTCGTGTTTCTAAATCAAGAACCAAACGGTTAACTTTTGCTTCTTTAACATTCAAAAGAGATATAGCCCGTTCACGAGGGACAACAAGTTTCTTGCCGTTATTATAGATAGTAACAGTACCAAAATCTTGATAATCTTTATATGCTTTAGCCGCTTCACGCTGGCGGCGTGATGCTTCCCGTTTAACGACACCAATCTGCCCACCAATAGATTTCGCTTCTGTCCGTGCAATATCACGAGCAGAAATCATGTCTTGCGTTTGGCGACCAGCCAAAGCAACTTCATCCATTTTGTCAATAGCGCCAAGAGCAGCAGAAACATAATCAGAATTTTCAATAGACTGAATTAGTTCATCTGTAGTTCTAAAAACAGGACTAGTTGTTCCGTCAACAAGACCTGAATCAATAGCATCTTTACCGTACTGTCTAGCGTAAGAAAAGTTATCAGGCAACAACATTGAATATGCGCCTTCAGCCATCGGGTTATCTATTCCATAAATAACTTCACTAGGAAGAAGTAATGGTTTTCCTGTTTTGCCAAGACCTTCTTCGGTCATGGCACGAAGAAAATCATTCTGCATCTGTCTAGCAACCAAGTCGGAATTTTCTAATCCCATTTCTCCAGCAACCAAAGAAAAGTTTTCATAAACAGCATCAAATGCTTGGACAAGGAAGTTGTCATCTACAACACCAAGTTCAAACCTGTGTGCATGCATAGAACCAACAACCGTCATTAAGTCATCCAGTGCAGGATAAATTTCCGCAAACATAGGGTCTGTTGCACCTGAAGCAAGAACATCGTCCCAAGCAGAAAGGAAAACATTACTGGTGTCAATGCCTGACTGTTGTAACGCAAAACTAACCGCTTCTCCAACACCATTGTTTGGGTCCCAGAAATCATAAAATGTTTCTGGCAAGCGCATGTCGTTAATAGCATCAGTAGGAATAGCGTGAGCCGCAACCGACCTACCATCCTGCATAAACGCATTACGGATAGCAGCCATTTCGTCTGTACTCATTTCAGCGTCACCGTACGAAATGGGGCGTGTTGAAACAACACGACTCATTGGGTCTGCCTCAGGGTCAAACTGTCGTGGAACCAAATCATCATAAGTTCCATAAATTAAACCATCGTCAGCATAATCAGCAGCAAGTTTAACTTCACTTAAAACTTCAAAACCCCTAAGTTGTTCCAAAACAATTGCTTCAGTGTCAAACAAGTCGTTAAGCAACTCACCAGCATTGGGAGGAGTGTCGGCAATTTGCTGTTGAACCGCTTTAAGGCGTGTAGTTAACTCACGAACCTCTGAAGTGTTAGAAGCCGACATCCCTTCAAAGCGTGAAATCTTATCTATAAGAACATCAACACTTTTAGGAATTCGCTGCGAATCAGGATACATTTGAACAAACAATTCACGCAACTTTATATAAGCAGCCTGTTGATACATCTCACCATTAGCAATAGAATGCTTCAACATTTGCACCTGCTCCAACAACGCTTTATGAACCTGCGCAAAAGCACCACGCTGCTCCACAGTTTGTGTCGCAGCACTCAAATGCACATCAGCCAACTGTGCTTCAATACGGGCAATCTTTGCTTGGACAAGACCAACCTCGTTATCAATAACACCCATCTTGGCATAAGGATGTTCCAAAATTTTAGTCGCCCACGCAAGTGTGTCTTTCGCTGTTGTCCCCGCCTTAAAACGACCCTTGTTTACAGCAGTAACAATATCAGCACGCAAACCCATCAAAGAAGCATGGCTAGCAGTTAACTTGGCTACCAAGTCTTTACTTGGTACCAAGTCTCGGTGAATAACACGAGCCACATCAGGACCATAATCCATTAAACGGCGAACATAAGCCTCACGCCCACGAGTCTTAGCCATACTATAAGCATAGTTATCCATAATAGTTGCAATGTCGTTTTCAAAAAAGTTGAAATCAACCTTTGCTTTACGCCTAAAAATACCGTTAATTTCATCAATGGTTCCAAACTCAAGAACCTCATCCATGAACTTTTCACCCTTTTTGTATTTACGAAACATAGCAGCACCACTATTGCTTCCTAACTCACCAGCAGCCAAATCAGCCTCTTTAAAAAACGCCTTACCCTTAGGGCTACCATAAGCAAACTTTAAAGCATCTTCGGTCATTCGGTGATGCAAATAGTCATCAACGAATCCAATGTCAGCCATGTGACCGCCATAATCAATATTGAACTTGTCAATAATTGCGTTGACACCACCACGGTTATTAGGTCCAGCCTGCCAAGCAATAATTCTTTCCGCAAACTCTCTATCTTTAACACTTGCAGAAGCCCTAAGAATTGGGTCCTCAACAAGTTTTCCAATTAAAACCCCATCAACACCAGAATCTTCCATGTCTTTAAGAATTCCTCTAGCGGCTGCCGTGCTTTTACGGTACTGCTGTGAAGTTGCGCCTTTAGCCCAGCGTGAAGAAGTATAATGTGCAACCTCTTCAATCACTGTTTGGTCGTCCACGCCCAAACGCCTACCAAGTCCCTTAACGACCATTCCAGCACGACTCTTAGGGGTTACGAGAACTCTTCCTGCTTTAAGAATACCAACCTTTTCAATTAAGTCACCTGTACCAGCACGAACAATAGTTCCAACACCAGCCTTACCAGAAACAATTTGTGCTAATGCTTCGGTTTTGGGGACAACAGTTCCCATAAAGCGAACACCAAATTTAACATTTTCTGCTGCACGCACTTCCTTTGGAATTGCGGCGGCACCATAACGCAAAATGTCATCGGCTTTACCAATAAGTTGAGGGTACTTTGAACGCATCAAATCGGTACCAAACTTTAAAGCCAACTCTGAACGACCAGCCTTACCAATTAAACCAACTTCACCAACACCAACATAAGTAAGAGGGTCAAAAGCCATGTCAACACCAAAGTCAATAGTTGAGTCAAGCCATTTAACACCAGTTTGTGGTGCAAGACGAAAATTGGTTTCCTTTTTACCTTGAGTAAAGAAATCAGACCAACGGGCACGAGAAGAACCTTCTAAACGAGTGGTTCCACTAGTGGACATCCACATGTTAGCCATGTCGCCAATTTCTTTAACACCAGATTGTGCATAACGAGAAACAGCGGCACTGGTTTCTAAAACACCGCCAACAACTTTACCAGCACCCTTAATAACATTGCTAGCGTAACCACCAAACAAACCAGTCAAACCAGACCCAGTTTTAGACGATGAACCATCTTTATAAACCTTATTTAAAGAATCAGTTGCTTTCTTTTTACCTGCAGGGGTTAAAGAACTGCGAGCAATCTTAGCCAAAGCAGTAGAATACGCAGTGTTTAATTTCTGTTGTTCTTCATAAAAAGATGTTTTAGTTCCTGAATCCTTAAAACTACTTTTACCTGCAGGGGACAACTCCGACAACAAAGCAGCGCCTCGTTCTATTGAATCCGCAATAGGATTAACAGGGGTAGCGCCCTTAGGTTTAGATACCGAACTTAACGGTGAACGAACTACAGGCATTATTCTCCAAGTATTGTTCTCTTTGTTACAGTAGTAGCAAAGTAATCCAATGGGTTAGTTTTTTTCTTTTTAAGCGTTGTTACGAATCGGTTTTCAAACTCTGTGCGCATTCTGTCGGCATATGCTGGGTCTTTTCCTTGTTTAATAAGACTGTCAGCAAATTTCTTGCCTTTTCGTTTAGCAAGACCTTCAACAGTTGTAGAAGCACTACCAATACCATAAACACCAGTTGTTGCACCAAGGTAAGCATCAGATAAAACATGCTGTTTTACAGGGTCAGTTGGTACACCAACAATTCCCAATGCTTTACGCTTTGTCTGGAAAGCAGCCATGTTGGCTTTTTGGCGTTTCACTTCTGCAGTAGCAAAATTGTTTGTATCTTCTTCTAATTGCTTTATTAAACTGTTGTAACTACCTTCGTCAAGACCATATTTTCCTGCATTCATTTTCGCTTGTGCTTCTTTAATTCTGGAAAGGTTTCCACCAGAGGTACGGACAACAGCAAAATAGTCTTTAACAAGTGGTTGAAACTTTGGTTCCATAGCGGAGTATTTAAACTCCACATCATTCATGGACTGCGCTGGGTCGTATAATTCTTTTGGATTATATTTTGTGTATTTAGATGTGGCTGTAGCCGCCATTGCCTGTAGTTTTCCAACCGCCGCAGGGTCAGCAAGCAAAGCAGCAGTTAATTGCCCTTTGCTGACTTTACCTTTAATAGCATCATAAGACCCGCCCGCAAGCAGATATGCTATAATGTCTTTTCCTGATGCAGCCATAATAAATCCTTCTAAATGGGTCTTTTGTTCTATTTTCTAGGTATTTTTTTCTTTTTCTTAGGTACACCATAATCTTTAGCAGCCTGAATCCTTGCGGCAGCAGCAGCATCAGCAGCAGCCTGTGCTTTGTCAATACCTTGGGTGATTAAACCCTGACGAGTGGCATTAGCAGCCGAAGTGTCACCAGCCTGCAAACTGGCAACATTGCCAGCCACAGTCTGTCTAGCCTGCATACGGTTGCCTTCAGCAGCCGTACGAAGAGAATTCATATAGGTTTTATCTGCCTGACTTAACTGTGCATTGGAACTGGTTTGCATCTTGGCTAAAGCATCAAGATAAGCCTTGTTTTGGTCCGACACACCCTGTGCCTGCTGTCCAGTAGCCCCGTAAGCCTCCAAAGCACCCGTAAGCCCCTGTTGGGCTTGCGGAAGATTAGCAACCTGCGCATTAGCATACGCCGTGGCTTCAGGCATAGAAGCCATAAAATCAGCGCCAGCCTTATCAATAGCCCTGTTTGCAGCGTCTGTTTGCCCAGCATAATATTTTTGGATAGCAGCAACTTGCGTATCATAAAGGTTTTGTCCCTGCAAATTAAGTGCATTCTGTGCTGTTTTACCAGCCTTTTCTGTCATGCTTGCAGCAAGAATTGCAGCATTGTATGCTGCAGTTTTGGATTCTTTACTAGAGGCAGCGCCGCTGCCGCTTCCACCGTTACTATAAATTCTTGCAAGTGCTTCTGCTGCCTCGGTGTCTCCCGATGCTAAAGCGTCTTCTTGTGCTTGACGAAGAATGGCTTCATCTTCTGGACTAAAAGTAGAAGGAGGAGTTGTGGTTGTAGTTACAGGAGGAACCGTTGTAGTTGTTACAGGAACCGTGGTTGTAGTGGTTCCCTTGGGTACTGTAGTAGGAGTAGTGCCTTTAGGTACTGTAGTTGT